TGTCGCCGTAGCTGTAGCTGAAGAAGGGCTTGGATTTGCTCCATTTGTGTCATATTCAAAAGTTTGGTCTGCAATCGTTAAATTTACTGCTCTTGCATCATCCCCTGCTGCTCCGTCTACTCCTTGTGCTCCTGCAACTCCTGCTGTTATAGCATATACTATTTCAAAAGAGTAATTCGTACTAGCGTCTGTTACAACTTTTGCAAGTATAGTATCTCTTGTAACATCAGGTTTAAAACTCTGTTTAAATATTGAAGTTCCTGAATATGCTCTCGGTACAACTGTATCTAGCTCTAATGAAGTGTCGGATGTTATTCTATTGATTCTTGCCATAAAGCGAGTAGATCCTGCACTATCAATAATAAACAAATCTCCTATATTATAATCTGTTAAAAATGTAGTGCTTGACCCTGTTACAGTTCCTTCCTCATTATCTATAGTAACAGTTCCTGTTGCACTTGATATTCCTGCATTTGCGGCTCCAACTTCTGCAAAATATTCATAGTTAAATGCATTTCCATCAGCATCTTGTGCCGCAGTATCAGTTTTTAATTCTACTGCTTTTAAATGATCTGAAGTTGCATCTGCATCAAATAGTAAATAAGCTGTTGCACTCGATCCCATTCCTGAAAAAGCTTGTTCAGTATTTCCCGTACCTGTACTAGAAAATAAAAATTCTTGTTCGTTTCGAGACAAGAATGTATAAGTAGATGATCCAATTGAAGCTACTCCAGTACTTTCGTCTATACTTAGTGCTTGATTTAATGCTCCTCCTGTAAATAATCTTCCAATCTGTGTTGGTGTTGGTAGTCCTTCTTGATTACCTACTTCAATAGATTTTTGAACAGTTGCTGACTTCATTTGCTCTGTATTTATTGTTCTAATTCTAAAAGTAAAGACTCCATAAGAAGAAATAGGAACATCTATAAAACTTGTATCTTTTGTTGCAAATATTTTTTCATAGACAGGTCTGCCACTTGCATTATGTTCTATTTCATAATAGTTTAAATGTTCATAGATAGAATTTACAGCATTTCCTGATGAATCTGTTCTTATGCTTGTAGGGTGCTGCCATTGCAGTCTTATAATTTTTGCAACTCCTGTTACAGAGGTATCATCTTCTACACTTGGATTTAAATCTTGTTTTAGTGATAAAGTTACGGATTTTGGAACGGGTACTTCATCTGTATAAGAAGGAAGTTTTCTAATTGGTTGTTCTTGTTGTAATTTATAGCCTCTATCAACTAAATCAAATTTACTTGCTTCATATTTTATTCCTGTTATTTCATATCTTCCTTTTGAAGATTCATTAACTCCAGTAATTACATATTGTTTTGCAGAACCATCATCAAGAGAACCATCTGACTTTATTTCTTTAATTGCCCAAGGCATATCTTGTGCAGGTGCACTACTAAAGGCGCTTGATACTTGTATTGCGGTTACAGAACTTCCTGTACTTGAAATTGTTTTTGTTTCAACTCTACTATTTGGATTCCAATTTAATACTAAAACATTTCCGCTATCGTCTACTGCATTTGAAGCTTCTGCACTTGTATCAATAGTTACTAGAGTGCCCCCAACTGTTGCTTGAGGGATGTAGTCTCCTCTTGTATATGAAATACTATTAATTGTTGCACTTTCTTGTCCAAGAAAAGCACCACCACTTGGATATACAATTGAAAGTTCAAAAGTATTACCGCTTGATAGATTTATAGCACTATCTACATTAATTGTAGTAGTAGTATTACTAGAAGAAGTTCTTCCACTGAATCGTATATGATCTCTATCTGCATCTTGTACATTTACTACATCACCAGGTTTTAAAAATCCGCCATTAAAACTAGTTTCGAAACTAATTCCTTCAGTTTCCATAATTTCTGTAAGTAAAGTCCATTTACCAAATCTATGAGCTTGACCTCGAGAAGTACAACCAAAAGCCACAACATCTTTAGAAACTATTTTTCCAGTTTCGAGTATATTATTTGTATCTTCTACAATCTCTACTGCTTTTTTATACATAGAGTCTGGGTCATTCCAAGTTACTCGTACTTGATTACTTCTATATTGAGATTTTGTAGATGTATATGCAAATTTTCCTGCAATTACATTTGATTTTGAAAAAGTATAAACAGGACTTTGAAATCTATTTTGAGAAAATTGTATTTCACCATTTAACCAAAACATCATTCCTCGGAATATGCTTGTGACATCTTTTAGTATTTTTAAGGCTTCTGCTGCTTCTGCTAAATACAAATTGCAAGTAAAACGAGGTTCTGTTCCTCCCTGTCCATCACTTACAAGCTCGTCACAATATCTTGCAATTCTATATAATTCGTATTTATCAATCTGTGAAGCATCAAAATATTTTCCAACTCCATATCTATCATTTGTTACTAAGTCATAAAATACCCAGGCTGGATTATCTGTATAAACAGGTTGATGATTTACGTGTGCCGCATTAAATGTTGCTTTATCTCCACGAAAATTTCCATCCCATTGTTGGTATGAATTTTCATCTGCACCAGTAGTTACGTTTCTATCATATCCTGCAACACTTCTATTTCCTTCTGTTCGAGGAAAGTAATTTGTAGGAACTTGTATTAAGCGTCCTCGTACATGATAACCACGAACAGGCAATTTTCCAAAAGACTGTGCATCAAAAATAAGAGCACCATAAGCAGATAATGGATATGAAAGTTTATCGTCTATTATTGCTTCAATTGTTTGTAAAGTACAAGGATTATTATGATCGTAATCTCCATGTCGTGCATTTGTAGGATTTACTCTTTCTATTTTTACTTGAAAGTCGGAGAAAGGTTGAAATTCTTCCATGTTAATTGTAAAAGTTTCAATGAAAGGTGCTTTTGTTTCTGCTTCAACAAAGCCAGTATTCATTCCTAAACGACCTCTAAAATTTGAAGTTTTTCTGCCTGTAGGTCTTGCAGTAATTTGTGCATCTGTTGGACCAAATATCTGTACTTCCGTAAAAGAAGAATCTCCTGCTCGTTTAAATCCTAAAAATATTCGTAACTCAACATGTGCAGGAGCTTCATGTCCAGAGCTTTTTTTACTTGCAAGCATCATAGGAAATTTAAAAGTTAATTTAAGTTTGTCTATTTCGGGCTGATTATTAATACCCATTGTACTAGCAGAGATTGTAGTAGGAGATGCAGTTGCATTTCCAGTTGTTGAATGATATCCCCCACTTGTTATATTACTTTGACTTCCTGTTATAGAAGATAGATCTGTTTGATTTATTTCTGTATTTGCAGAATGTACAATTGAAGCGCTTCCAATACCTGGAAAATTTTGAAGAACAGGTTGATCTCTATATCCATTCATAAAAGCATATTGAAATGCTCCATGATTATAAATAGGAGTATCTGAAATATTTCTTTTTGGAGTAGTTGTAAACGCAGTAACATTTGAAACATCCCTTACATCTGTTCCTTGTGCTGATATATTTGATATGACTGCTGTTGTTGAATTTGTAATTGAATCTATTTTTCCTACTTTATCCACTGTTCCGTCTACATTTGATACTGTGGTTGAAGCAGGTAAAGCTAGTTGCACAGAAGTTGCTGAAGTAAAAGCAATTATTTCTGATCGAAGAACTCCGCCATTTACTCCTGCTCCGCTTACTGTTACGAATTGTTTCATTCCATCAACAGTTCCCGGTATGTAAACATCATTTGAATTAAAGAAACTTGAACTTGCAGTTACAACATTACTTCCTGCAGTCATACTTAGTCCACTTGAAATAGCTTTCTTTGCTCCCGCTATATTTATATATCTGTCTCCATCATTTACTGATAATCCACTAAACATAGTTCCTACATTATCTACAATAGTTAGTGTGCTGGCTGTAAAAGAAGCATTTAAACTTTCTGCAATATTATGTTTAACTCCTGCGGACCCAATCGTTGCTGCAGTTTGGTCAAGATAAATAGAGTCAGTGCCATTTACAAGTCCTTGAATTGGACCCTCTGATATAAGATCATAAACAACTGCTGTTTGATACTCGTTTGGACTATTTACTATAGATGAACTTGACCCGGCTCCCTGAGCCTGCCCACCATTTGTTAAATTATAAAATCTACCTATATTCTTCATTTACTTTGTCCTGACGCTCCATTTCCGCCCCCACCTGCTCTATTGTGTCCACCTGCACTCTGTCCTGAATCTCCGTATGAACCATTAGGTGAACTTGAATCTGGAGAAATAATTGTATATCCTGTCTGTTGATAACTTATTTTATAGTCTATAAAGCCAATATTTGTAAGTGCTCCGCCTACTATGAGTTCCCCATATAGTAAAGGCACTGGTATTCCTTGTTTTGTATTATTCTGAGGTCCGTCAAAGAGATAACTATCTCCTGCTTCTGAAGGACTTTCCGGTGTCATATATCCGACAACACCCGACATTGCGAGCCCCACACCAAGTGTTGATATTCCCCAAGCTGCTACTTGTCCATACGTTGCTATAGCCATTTGGGATGCTTGTGTAGTAACTCCAGTTGTATTTGCAACCCCTGCTGCCACTTGTGCTTCTGCTGTTAATGCGTCTATCCAGCCAGGTCCATATATAATTAATATTGCTCCTACAATTATTTTAAATACATCACTAAAACCTGCTCCTGCTGCTTTTGGAGTTATTACTACAATGTCTTTTGGTTTTTCTAACATAACAGAGTAACCATCTTCTAAGAATTCTTCTCCATTAAGTATATCAAAATCAATCCCTTTTTCTGCG